CACCGACCAGTCCGCGCCTCGCAACCGCATCACCGGCGACCCGAAGCGCAGGAAAGCGACCGCGAGCGCGCCGTATGAGCCGAAATCCGCGCCGGCAGCGGCTGCACCGGTGACTCCGGCCGGAGATGCTGGTGGTGGAGACGGCTCCGGAGGCCCGAGTTACGCCAAGAGCCGCGCTGTGCGCGAGCACTATCAGGCCCGCCTGGCGAAGCTCGAGTTCGACGAGAAGGCCGGCAAGCTGGTACCGGTCGACACCGTGCGCGTGGCGATCTTCAAAACCTCGCGCACATGCCGCGACATGCTGATGGCGATCCCTGATCGCGTGGCTCCGCTGGTGGTGGGGCAGGTCGACGCGCACGAAATTCACCGCATCCTCACGGACGAGATCCGCCGCGTCTGCCTCGAGGTGTCGAAGATGAAGCTTCCGGACAAGACTGACGCATGAGCACGCAGCACCCCGGCCCGATCAACGCCGAACAGATCGTCAACGAAGCCTGGACCGCCGGCTGGGAGCCGCCGCCGGATATCAACGTCTGGCAATGGGCCGACCAGCATCGCATGCTGTCGGGCAAAGCCGCCGCCGAGCCTGGACCGTGGCGCACCGACCGCGTTCCGTATGCGCGCGAGCCGATGGAGAAGCTCTCGCCGCAGGATCCGACGCAGCGCGTGGTCCTGATGTGGGCCTCGCAGACCTCGAAGACCGAAAACGCGAACAACTGGCTCGGGTTCATCATCCACCACGCGCCAGGCCCGGCCCTGTTCGTGATGCCGACGCTGAACGACCTGAAGAAGAACGTTCTGCAGCGCCTGAACCCGATGATCGAAAGCACGCCAGTGCTGCGCGAGCGCGTCGCGCGGCCGGCCAGCAAGGACGCGGCGAACAACATGTTCGTGAAGGAGTTCGACGGCGGCATGCTGCTGCTGTCGGGCGCCAACAGCGCCAGCGCGCTCGCCTCGCTGCCGATCCGGTATGGCTACGGCGACGAGATCGACCGCTGGCCGATCGACGTGGACGGCGAAGGCGATCCGCTGGACCTGCTCGAGCAGCGCCTGCAGACGTTCCAGTCCCGCAAGAAGTTGCTGATCACCAGCACGCCGACGATCAAGGGCTTCTCGGCGATCGAGCGCGAGTTCAAGCGCAGCGACCAGCGGTACTACTTCGTGCCTTGCCCGCACTGCGGTCACCGGCAGACGCTCCGCTGGAAGGACGAGGACGGCACGATGCGCCTGCGGTGGTCGCGCGACGCCGCCGGCCGACATCTGCCCAAGACGGCCGCCTACCTGTGCGAGTCCTGCGGCGTGCTGATCGAGGAACGGTTCAAGACCCAGATGCTGGCGCAGGGCCAGTGGCAGGCGACGGCGCCGGGCGACGGGCTCACTGCCGGCTACCACCTGAACGGCCTCTACTCGCCGTTCATGACCTGGGCCGAAATGGTGAGCGCGTTCCTGAAGGCGAAGGGCGTTCCGGAGAAGCTCAAGACCTGGACGAACACGAAGCTGGCCGAGACATGGGAAGAGCAAGGCATCGCGCTCAACGCGAACACGCTCGCGAAGCGCCTCGAGGAACACACGCGCGGCATGGTACCGGACGCCGCGGCGCTGCTGATCGGCACAGCAGACGTGCAGGGCGATCGCGTGGAGGCGAAGATCATCGCCTTCGGCGCGGGCGAGGAATCCTGGCTGATCGACTACGAGATCTTCTGGGGCGACCCGAGCAGCGACGCCTCGGTCTGGGCTCGGCTTGACGAGTGGCGCCGGCGGGAGTTCCACGTGGAGCACACCGAGCGGACCATGCGCGTCACCATCTTCGGCGTCGACTCGGGCGATCAGGCGGACGCGGTCTACGACTATGTGCAGCCGCGCCAGAACGAGCGGGTGTTCGCCTTGAAGGGTCGCGAGTACCTGAGCCGGCCGGGCCTGGCGATGGAGTCGACGGCCAAACGCAGCCACGTCCGACTGTTCCTGATGGCGACCGTGGCCGCCAAGGACCGCATCATCTCGCGCCTGCAGATCACCGAGACCGGTCCGGGCTTCATGCATCTGCCAAGGTGGGTACCGGAGCAGTACCTGGACCAGATGACCAGCGAGAAGAAGCTGACCAAGCGGAACCCGCGCAACGGCACGGTCAAGATCGAATACCACCAGACCGGCCGAAACGAGGCATTCGACCTCGAGGTGTACGCTCTGGGCCTGCTGTTCGTCCTGCAGAACATCATCAACCCGTCCCTATACCGGGATCTTGGCAAGCTGCGCGACGCACTTGCCAATGGCCAGCCGCTCGGTGCGCCGCGCCGCGTGCGCGGTGTCCGGAGCCCCGGATTGTCGCTAAACGAATGACCGGAAAGGCTTTGTAGGCAGACTTTAGTTGCGTCTGGCGAACGCTGGTGAGATATTCAGCCCAATTTCGGGAGGATCTCACTCATGGCTGGCATCACGCTGGACCAGGCACAGGCGCAGCTCGACCTCTGGCTGGCCGCCGATGCAGCGGTTGCCGGAGGTCAGTCCTACAGCATCGGCGGGCGATCCCTCACGCGCGCCAACGCCGCCGAAATCACGAACAAGATCGACTACTGGAACGGCTGGGTGAACAAGCTGTCCCGGTCGAGTTCTGGCATCCGCGTCCGCTACGGAGTTGCCAATCCGTGAGCAGGAACAAGTTCACCCATCCCCCGAAAAACTTCATCGATCGCATCGTCGAGTACGTGGCGCCCGAGCGCGCCAAGGCCCGCATGATTGCGCGCCATCAGATGGCACTCGTCGGCCAGTGGAACGCCGGCCGAACCGATCGCCGATCGACGATGAACTGGATCCCGTTCGGCGGCAGCGCCGACAACGATTCCGCGTTCGACCTGCGCGTCATTCGCGGGCGCACGCGCGACATGCAGCGCAACCAGCCGCTGGCGCTCGGTGCGACGAACACGGTCGTGACCAGCGTGGCCGGTACCGGCCTGGTGATGCGTTCGGTGATCGACCACGTCACGCTCGGCATGAGCGAGGACGAGGCGCAGGCCTGGCAGAACAACACCGAACGCAAGTTCCGGAGTTGGGCCGAGAACCCGAACGAATGCGACGCCGCGCGCACGCAGGACTTCTACCAGCAGCAGAGCCTGGCGCTTCGGTCGGCGCTTGACAGCGGCGACGTATTCGCCTCGCTTCCCATGGTGCGCCGCACCGGATGCGTCTACCAGACGAAGGTCCAGCTCATCGAAGCTGACCGCGTCATCAACGAGGACTATCTACCGAACACTGACACGATGGTCGCCGGCGTCGTGATGGACAAGTACGGCGCGCCGGTGCAGTACCACATTCTGCGCCGCCACCCTGGCGGCATCATGCCGATGCCCCTCGATTGGGACATCGTGCCCGCCTTCGGCACGCGCACCGGTCGGCGCAACATCGTCCATCTGTTCGACAAGCTGCGACCCGGCCAGACGCGCGGCGTCCCGTACCTGGCGCCGGTGGTCGACGCCCTGAAGCAGCTTTCGGACTATACGCACGCTGAGATCACGGCCGCTGTCGTGTCATCGATGTTCACGGTGTTCGTGACCAGCCAGAACAATGGCGGCCTGGATTCGGGCGACGGCAGCAGCCCGACCGCCGCGCAGCCGGGTTCGAACCTGCAGCTCGCCGCTGGCGCCGTGCTGGACCTTGCCGCCGGCGAGGATGTGAAGTTCGCGGATCCGAACCGGCCGAACACGGCCTTCGATCCGTTCGTGCTGGCGATCCTGCGCCAGGTCGGCGTCGCGCTGCAGCTCCCGTTCGAGGTGCTGGTCAAGCACTTCACATCATCCTACTCGGCCGCGCGTGCCGCGCTGCTCGAGGCATGGCGCTTCTACAAGAACCGCCGCGCCTGGCTGGCGCAGCAGTTCTGCCAGCCTATCTATGAGGCCTGGCTCGAGGAAGCGATCGCCATCGGCGACGTCGAAGCGCCGGGATTCTTCGACAATCCGCGCATGCGCGCCGCTTACGTCGGTACCGAGTGGATCGGCGACTCGCCGGGCCAGATCGACCCGCAGAAGGAAGTCGACGCGCAGAAGGGCCTGCTAGAGCTCAACCTCACGACCCACAACGACGCCTGCGTCGCGCTGACCGGCGGCGATTGGGACTCGATCGTGAATCGGCGCGCTCGCGAAGAGCAAAAGCTGGCGGATCTCGGCCTGCAGACGGTCTATGCGCCGCTGTCGAACGCGAACGTCAGCACGCCGGCGCCGGCTCCCACGCCGAAGTCGCCGGATGATGCCGACAAGAACGAGCAGGACGATCCACCGGACGATGACGATTCGTCCGATCTCGAGGGTGCGTGACCGGCCTGCTGGGCGAGATGGAAGCCATCGTAGATCGGGTGCTTGCGAAGTACGGAATCGGAGAGAGAGATGCGACTGATCGACATTGTGAATGGAAAATGGGCGATCACTCCGGAGATGCACTCCGAGGTGCAGTCGATCTATGCGCGCCACATGCGCGGCGACAAGATCAACCTCGGCGACATCGAGGCCGCTATCGGCAAGCCGCTTGGCGGTGCTACCAGTGGCTACGACGTGGTGAATGGCGTCGCTGTGCTGCCGCTGGAAGGTGTGCTCGCCAAGCGCATGAACCTGTTCATGCAGATCAGCGGTGGCACGAGCATGCAGATGGCTGCGAATAGCTTCCGCGATGCGATCGCGAATCCGGACGTGACCGCGATCATCCTCGCGATCGACTCACCTGGTGGAACCGTCGACGGCACGCAGGAGCTATCGGACCTGATCTACAGCTCGCGCGGCGAGAAGCCTGTCATTGCACTGGCCAGTGGCGTCATGGCGAGCGCGGCATACTGGATCGGAAGCGCCGCCTCGCAGGTGTTCATGTCCAGCGAGACGGACATCGTCGGAAGCATCGGTGTGGTGCAGGCGCATGTCGATGTGTCTCGCGCCGAAGACATGCAGGGCAGGAAAACGACCGAGGTCACCGCCGGCCAGTTCAAGCGCATAGCGTCGCAATATGCACCGCTGTCGCAGGATGGTCGCGCCACACTGCAGGATCAGGTCGACCAGGTGTATGGCGTTTTCGTGAGTGACGTCGCTCGCAATCGCGGCGTCTCCGAAGAGACGGTTTTGGAAGATATGGCCGATGGTCGCGTGTTCATCGGTCAACAGGCAATCAACGCGGGACTCGTGGACGGTGTTTCCACGCTCGATGCGCTGATTGCTCGAGCATCTGCTGGCGAGTTCTCGCTGTCCGAGGATGACGCCGGCCAGGTGGCACACGCAGCGGCCGGTGCGCCGCAAGCAGACGTTGTTCAAACCCCAACCCCCAAGCAGGCCGCAAGCGCCGGTGATGCGCCGAAGGCTACTCAACAGGAGAAAACGATGGACGTGCAGACGCTGAAAGCCGAGCACCCCGACGTTGCCGAGGCTCTCATCAACGAGGGTCGGGAAGCTGGTGCGACCGCCGAGCGCGAACGCATCCAGGCAGTCGAGGCGCAGAGCATGCCGGGTCACGAGAAGCTGATCGCGACCCTGAAGTTTGACGGCAAGACCAGCGGTCCGGAAGCGGCCGTACAGGTCCTGGCCGCCGAGAAGCAGAAGAAGGGCGACCGACTCGCGGATCTGCGGGCCGACGCCAACGACTCGCGCGTGCGTCATGCCGCTGCGCCGGAACCCGGTGACGAGGATGACGAGGACGAGGAAGACGACGACCAGAGCGCCGACGAGGACATGGACGGCAAGAAGGGCAAGAAGGCCTCGATTGCCAATATGGCCGATGCACGCGCTGTCGCCGCTGCCGCGCAGGAATATCAGCGGGAGATGGCCGGCAAGGGCAAGAAGGTATCCACCGCCGAAGCTGTCGCCTACGTAACCCAGAAGAAGGAGGCTCGCCGCCATGGCTAACCCGGGACAGATCAAGACCTACGACGCGAGCGGCGCGATTCCGGCCTACTCGATCGTCAAGTTCACCGCCACCGACTTCCAGGTCACCGTGGGCGCCGCTGTCAGCGACGCTCTGGTCGGTGTCACGACCGAAGTCAGCGTCGCCGATACCGAGCGCGTGGACGTGATCCACAGTGGCATCGCCTACGTGCAGGCGGGCGGCACCATCGCGGCCGGCGATCCGCTGACCGTCAATGGCACCGGCCAGGCCGTCAAGGCGGCGCCGGCGGCCGGCGTCAACAACACCTGCATCGGTCGTGCTCGCCAGTCGGCCGTTTCCGGCGACGTGTTCGAGATGATCGTCGACCTTTTCGTGCTGCAGGGTTAATCGCAGTCAACCTTTTCAGGAGATAGAGACATGGCACAGGCTCCGTTTATCATCCAGCCGCGCCTCACTGCGATTACCCTCGCGTATCGCAACGAGCGCTTCGTCGCCGACGACGTGCTGCCGCGCGTCCCGGTGGAAAGCCCGGTGTTCAAATGGTCGCAGTACACCAAGGGCGACGCCTTCACCGTTCCCGATACCCGCGTTGCTCGCAAGGGCGACGTGAACGAGATCGACTGGACGGCCACCGAGCAGACCAACCAGACCAAGGACTACGGTCTGGAAGAGGCGATCCCGTACTACGACGTTCTGGCCGCCCAGGCCGCCCAGAAGGCTCAGGGCGTGATGCCGATCGATCCGCAGGCCCGCAGCACCGAGCTGCTGACCGACCTGATCGCTCTGGATCGCGAGCTGCGCGTCGCCAACGTGGTAAACAACCTCGCCAACTACGCGACCAACAACAAGGTCACCTTGTCGGGTACCTCGCAGTGGTCGGACTACGTCAACAGCGATCCGGTCACCGCCATTCTGACCGCGATGGACAGCATGCTGATCCGCCCGAACAAGATGGTGATGGGCCGCGCCGTCTACACCAAGCTGCGCATGCACCCGAAGGTGACCGCTGCCGTGTTCGCGCTCGGCGGCAACGCTTCGGTCGGTGGTGTGGTGTCGAAGCAGGCCATCGCTGACCTGCTCGAGCTGGACGACATCATCATCGGCGAGGGTTGGTACAACACCGCGAAGAAGGGCCAGGCTCCCACCGTCGCTCGCGTTTGGGGCAAGAACGCCATCCTGTTTTACGAGGCGCCCGTTCTGGCCTCGACGACCGGCGTCATGACGTTCGGCTTCACGGCGCAGTGGGGCGAGCGTATCGCCGGCGTCATCGAGCAGGATCCGGATATCGGCCTGCGTGGTGGTACCCGCGTGCGTGTCGGTGAATCCGTGCAGGAGGTGATCGCTGCGAATGACGTCGGCTACATCTTCCAGAACGCGGTTGCGTAAAGGAGACAGGACCATGGCGAAGAACGACAAGGTGTACGTCGCCAATTGGCTGATCTCCGGCCACAAGGGCAAGGACTTCCAGCCTGGTTCGGAAGTGAGCTTGCCCGACGACGAGGCGGCACCGTTTCTGGCTTGCGGCGCGCTGCGTCTCAAGTCGGACGAGGCCGATGCTGGTGCGGAAGGCGGCGAGGG